AACCGCGGTACTAAAGGTTACGTCTTCACTCAGCAATCGGCGCGAAGCCACAGCCACAGTCGCAGAGCCTTGATCGACTTGCGGTCTAGCCAAAGTGATTACTGACTGACCACCAGCCTCAATGTCGCCCGTCTGGATGCGAGCTGTCATGGGAGTACCCGTGTAAGTAATGACCTTTGTGGCCAATGTACCGCCAAGGAAATACTTTCCACCAATGAACAAAACAGAATCCAAAGGCGAAGTCAGTGCGTCAATGGATGAGCTAATGCTGTCCAAGTTCTCAAGAGTAGTTGGCGGCGTAGATGCGTCAGAGATGAAATCAGTCCCTGCATCTGCATACGTCCACTTCTTTGTGCTGAAGTTGTGAATAATCAGTTTGCGAGTACCGTCTTTGCTCTTGTAGTTCCACAGGATTAGCTTGCGTATAGGGTCAACAGCGGCAGACATAGACACATAGTCGCTTTCGCTTACGTCATCCAAGAACCAGCGATCTACCTTCTCAGTCCCGATTGGAATAATCTGCTGTCCATCGCAAGCATAGAAACCATCATCCGACAAAAAGAATGTCAGTCCTTGATATTGAGCAATCGAGCCTGAAACCATGCAACCCTTATTACGGCTGATGTTATCAAACTGGAATATTAGTGGCGAACCGATATAAGACATCCGCTGTATGCCACGTTCTAGTAAGATCAAGCCAAACTCACCGCCTCGGATGCCCATGATTTGACCACCATCGGCAATATCTTGGAAGTCAGCCTGATTGGTGGCTGAAGGTGTCCATGTCGTTTCATCGTTAATGCCCGACCACCGAACCCGATATTGCTCTTGTTTAGAACTCTCAAAAGTGTTGGCAGTCACCACGAAGTCGCGCACAACTGTGACGTACTTAGCAATAGGAGCCGCCGCCGCTAGATCAGCAAATGCCGTAGAAGTTCCCAATGTCCATGCCTGTAACTTTGATGAATTATCAGTAGCAATGACAACATCACCAAACTGCGTGAATCGGAAACGCTCGGTGTCTGCGGTTGTGTAGCCTGTGTTTACTTGAGTCACAGCACCAACACCTGAAACGGTATATATCTTGGTACGACCAGCAGCGAACAGTTTGGTTGCACCATCTGGTTGTTTGGCAGCAAAGACGCTTGTTAGATTCTCAGCAGCCGCAGCAGAAAACGCCACAGCTTGCGGGAACGGGCCATAACCCACCGCTTGAGAAACACAATTCTTAGCGTCAGTTAGTGCGCCTGTTATGCCTGGTTGATCTGGCATCCATTCGCCAAAAGGAACTCGTTGCGTTGCCATGTTTAACCCTGTCTCAGCCAAGTGTTGTCATTTATTGATTTGTCAGCCCAATCATTTGAGCCAACTGATACGTCTTGCCAGTTGTTTGAGCCTACGTTTACTGCTGTCCAAGTGTTATCACCTACGGACACATCTGTCCAAGTATTGTCTGAACCAGCCACATCGCCCCAATTATCGCCACCTCTACGGCCATCACAAACAACAATCGCCGCACAATTTACGGAGCCTGCAAAGTTAAACACCGCAACCGCATTGGCAGTAACAGTAGCAGCCGCCGAGATACTTGCATCAGCGCCAGCAACCAAACCACCCAAAGCCGTTACGGTTGTCTCAGTTGTGACAGCAGCGCCAGCAGTACGCACTCTCACAGAATCTGCGCTTACTGTTGCAGTTGTGGAAACAGCCGCAGTCGCATTTGCAACGATTCCACCCAAGGCAGTAACAGTCGCAGTCGCATCCATAGAACCAGAGGCAATGGCAACCCTTGTGCCATCCGCAGAAACAGCCGCAGAAGCCGCTATATCTGCATTGCCTAGTGCTACCCTCACCGCATCGCATGAGGTCGTTGTAGCCGTTGTTATGTCCGCTGTTGCTTGTGCATATCGAATGGCATCCGCAGTTACGGAGGCTGTTACGCTAATTGCCGCAGAAGCGTTGAAAACTACGCTAGAGCCTGACGATACAGCCGCTGTTGCGTTAACAGAGCCGTAAGCATCCCAAAGTGTGACTGACGTTGTATATAACTCGCTGTCTAAAGACAGGGTTAAATCGTCAAGACTAGCCTTTAAATTGTCTAGGCTGTCTATCGTCCACGGTGGGAGTAGATCAGCCATATCACGCCAAAGTGACGCTCAACGAACCAATGGCCACTCGGAAAACGTCCCCCGTTGCAATGGTCTTAGACGCATCCAAAGGCGTGTGAAACAGCAAGTTTCCAGCAGTAGACGCATCACGAATACCAATGTGCGTAATCGTTCCCCATGCGCCACCAGCTTGAGGGAATTCAATCGCCGCAGAGTTTGTGGTCACACCATTAGAAGGAGCGCCAAAAGTAATGGACTGACGGGCGTAAGAAGTACCCGAACACTCAGTGCCAGAGTCAGCATCTGTTGGGTCGCTTGTATACAACGCCAAGAAAGGCGCGGCAGGGCTTGTGTAGCTTGTGTTACGCAGGGTTGCGTTTACAAGTGCGTTCTCAAGATAGTTACTCATTTCAGCCATATTTACCTCACAGCGTAAGACATTGAAAGTGGGACACCTGAATACTGCGAAGATTCGTCAGATTTGGTCAGGGTGGTGATAGCGCGGTCATACAAAGAACCCCATGTATTCACACGCGCATCATTCATCAAGTAAGGCTCGGCTTCTACCAAAGACCCATAAAGCAACGCATCAGGCGCGTTAGACATAAAGACGTTGCTTGAATTCGTGTCGCTCATGAATGTAGGCGCAGCAAAGTAAAGCATCTCAAGCGTGTAAGTCGTATCAGGCACAGGAGACAATTTGAACTCGCTGGCCAAGATTGTGTAGTTCAATGGCTTGCCGCTTTGTGTCGTGTTTGTATTACGGCTAAAGATCGCAGGGCTGGCATACGTCAGCGGCTGGATTGGATTAGTCGAAACATAGAAATCACGCGCCTCAAGGAAGTCTGAAGGCAAGGCCACAGTCGAATCGCCGCCTGTCGTTGTTGTAGTAACCGACTTGAGCATCTGGCGAATACGCAACTCGCGGCGCAGACGCAACTCAGCGAAACGAATGAAATCAGGGATTTGAGTCGTTAAGTCTGTACGGGCCAAATAGTTAGCTACCGTAGTCTTTAAATCTGAATAAGTAGCCAAACTCATGCGTCATCCCATCCATATTCGTAAGTGCCGATATGCCTAATGTGCATTGAGAGATCGTGGTCAATCACAGTTTGATAACCAGCGTCATACGCCTTTGCACAGAAATAAATATCTTCACCTATTGTCCCACCTTTGTCGGTTTGTTCAAACCAAAACCAAGGCTTTTGTGCAGCTTCAAACACTTCTTTTTTAATTAGAACCATTCCAAAGCCAACACCCATCACTTGCTCAAGACCCGTCTTACCCTTGCTGTTGACCTTAACCAAGTCTTTTGTCTCTGGGTCAATGTCTAACGCTGTTGGCACGACAGGGAATCTGCGTGTCGTTGCGTTCACACCCACAATGGGCAAGTCGCGTGACAACAGAATCTCTAACGCATCTTTCGGAAACCGCATATCAGAGTCAACCCACAGGATAGCGTCAGCACCATCCTTGATAGCTTCCTCTGCCAGACGCTCACGCTGATTAAATATCAAAGTGCCTGGCACTTGGTAAATCATCAGCGAGCCGCCTTTGGCACATCTCGTCACACCTTCATAAGCGCAGAGTTTGGCCAAGTCAAAGGCAAACCCCGTCATTACTGTGTCACGGCATGGAACGCAAATAGCAACCTTCATACTTGTCCTGGTCGAGTTCTAAAGAACCGATTATCAGGGTTATTCAAGAAGGCTCGAAACCTTTTCTCATCCGCAACCGCAAAACCTCGCATGATTCCCTGTTTGTTCAGGTCATCAATGACAGCATTAGGAATACTTGCAACCTTTGTCCACTCACCCCACTTGGCTTTCTCGTCAATGGCGTTGAATTGGGCTTTGTTGCTCTCAATAATCCCAGTAATGTCTTGCTTAGTCTCAATAAAATAATTCCCATCTACGTCATGGAAATTAGATTGTTTACCGTCTTTGAATGATA